CTATCATTCATTGGAACGTAGAGAACGGTATCAAACTGTTCCGTATCTCATCCGATATGTTTCCGTGGGCATCCGAATACGGTATAGAAAACCTCCCCAACATTAGAGAAATTGCAGAGGTAATGAAACGTACAGGTGAGTACGCAAAACTCAATGGCGTTCGTTTAGGGTGTCATCCTGGCCCTTTTAACGTACTATGTTCACCTAATGAAAAGGTGGTTCAAAACTCTATTTTAGACCTTGAACTTCACGGTAAGGTTCTTGACTTACTTCAACTTTCACATACACCATACAACAAGATAAACATCCACTGTAACGGAACTTACGGTGATAAAATTGCAAGTATGCAACGTTTTTGTGACAACTATGACAGATTGTCACACTCTGTCAAATCTCGTCTTACAGTTGAGAACGATGACAAGGCGAGTATGTATAGTGTCAAAGACTTGATATATATTCATGAACGTACTGGTATTCCAATTGTGTTTGATTATCATCACCATACATTCAACACAGGTGGTTTATCTGAACAAGAAGCCCTTGAACTTGCTATGTCAACGTGGCCCGATGGCATTACTCCTGTTGTTCATTACTCATCATCCAAACCAAAAGAATCAGGTAATCCAAAGGATAAACCACAGGCCCATGCCGATTACATTTTAGAACGGATAAATAGTTATAGTCATACGGTAGATGTCATATTAGAATGTAAGATGAAAGAAATGGCTCTACTTGAATATCGTAAAACAATGGGAACAAAAAATGTCATCTAAAATATTCAGTCTCAAAAATCTTATCTGGTTTTGCGCGATTGGATTAGCAGTTTTTTCTGGATATTACTCTGTGTTTGGAATATCCAAAGTTTTTTCGGGTGGTTCTTGGTCAATCATTGGTATGGCTGCAATGTTGGAATTATCTAAACTTGTTGTTGTAACATTCCTACATGATCATTTCAGAACACTCCGGCTTCTTTTTAAAGGTTATCTTCTTGGTGCCGCTGTAGTTTTAATGGCGATTACTTCCATTGGAGTTTATGGATATTTAACAAATTCATATCAAGAAACTGCAAAAGTAATATATAAGGCACAGAATGAAATTACTCTTCTTGACCAAAAGAAAAAACTCTTTGAAGAACAAAAGATTCAATTAGACAAGGCAGTTGAAGAAAAAAATTCACGTCTAAAATCACTTGACCAAATCCGTGTATCACAACAAAACGCTTACACACAGCAACTAACACAGAAACGTGGAACCGGTGGTTTATCAAAGAATATCGCCTCAATAGATAAATCATCAGAGGGATTGAACAACGATATTTCTACACTTACACAAAAATCATTTTCACTTTCGGATTCGATTGCAAAGATAGACCAAACAAAACTTACTTTAACAAACGAATCATTTTCATCAGAATTAGGCCCACTTCTCTACTTGAGTAGAATAACCGGCATACCAATGGATAATGTTGTCAATTGGTTTATTCTTATTCTTGTTATTGTATTTGACCCACTTGCGGTTAGTTTAGTTATTGCTGCTAATCATTTGAGTTCAAAAGAAAAACAAAAAGAAACATTAGATGAATTAAGTGAACTTGGTCAAGAGATTGGAATTGGATATGAAGAACCAACCCAAAGTTTTCCAACCGCTGTAAATGACCAAATTACAGATTCAGTTACCCAGTCACAAATTATAAATTCAGCTACAGAATTTAAAAGCAATTCAATTGTTAACCCCGATGTTGTAAGTATTTTATCAGAACAAAAACTTTCAAAAGAAAAAAAACGTAAAAAAAGAAAACGTTTGAAAAATATAGAAGAAAGTGGTATATTTAATAGTTCTTCAACTGAAGAAAATTTGGACGTAACTAATCAAGACAAGGTAGAGGAACATATTGAACAAAACGTATTTTACCAAGAAGGACCAAAATACAATCGTGGAATTTCTGTATGAAGTATTTAACATGTCAAAATAATAAAGGTTCTGGAAAATATTTTAGAGGACGAACTTGTTATCAACAGGTAGAAGTGGATGACTCAGCAGTTTCTGTTCTTTGTTGGAAATGTTTGGCACTTTTAATGCCAATGCCGGAAGAAAAAAAACCAACTGGTTATCCTCGTGGTTGGAAATTTATGTCTGAGTTTGTTGATAAAGATGGTAATGTATATCACAAAGGAGAACTTCAGCAAGATTTATTTGGAACATTACCACCAACAGAAATAAAAGAAATTAAAAAAGAAAAAAAGAAAAAAAATTCCTTAGACGATAAGGTTATGCGAGAGTATAAAAAAATATCGGTGAAGAAGAAATCTAAAAAGAAATAAGAGGAGAATTGTTATGGCAAATTTATACGATGATGACGAGAAGGTAAATGAACGAAACAAGATAGAAAATAATGAAGAATTACCTCTAAAATGGAAAGAGGCTTTAACACAGATGGATTATGGAATAGATGTAGAATCTTCTACAATCTATTTGTATGGCGATATAATGGATGGAACGTTGTATGATTTTGTATTGAAGGCACGTGCTCTTATGTACATGAGAGACGACGAAAAGAAAAATGATCCATTAAATCTTGTAATCAATTCAGACGGCGGTGACGTATATGAGGCACTTGGTATGATTGACTTTATTCAGTCACTCAATGTAAAGGTGAACACTATTTGTAGAGGACGAGCGATGTCTGCTGCGGCACTTCTTTTATGTTCTGGAACCGGTGTTCGTGCTGCCTCAAAGAACAGTACAATTATGTTCCATGAGATGTCATCGGGTATCTACGGTAAGTCATCAGATATGAAGGCAAACGTACAACATATGGAAAAGTTGGAAGATATTCTCGTTAATATCATGAGTGAAAATTCAAAGAAGGATTCAAAGTTTTGGAAAGAAACAACTCTAAAAGATTATTATCTTTCACCAGAAGAAGCACTTGAACTTGGTGTTATTGATAAAATTATACAACCAAAATATACAAGAGGTTAAATGTGTTAGTTTTATTTTTAATAAGTGTATTTGTTATTAGTGTGCAGTTATATGTAATATATAATTTGTATAACAAGTATGAAAAACTAGAAAACGAATATCAATCAATTTCAAATAAATCCGAAGAAGATTCATTATTTATCTTTTCTATTAGAAATAGGATTATGAGTCAACGTTCTTATCTAAAACAATTAGATAGGAAAGGTGCTTTTGAATCGGATGACGAAATTGGATATTTTTTTAAAGAACTAAAAAAAATAGTAAACGATATATCTTTATATTTTGATGCGGAGATTGAAGAAACTAATGATTTAGAAAATAATCAGATTCAATCCATAGAAATTGGGAGGATTGATGGAAACTAAAAAAAAGAAACAAAATGTTTATTTTACTCAAGATACGGAAGATGCTATAGTAGAATATAACAATTGTAAAAATGAAATTTTAAGAAATGAGATTTATACAAAAAGGATACATCCGGCATTTTACAAACTTGCCGAAATTATGATTCATCGTTTTAAATTTTACAATTTTGATGTACCTCATGAAGATGTAAAACATGAAGTAATAGCATTTCTTCACGAAAAATTGGGAAAATATGATAATACAACTGGATTTAAAGCATTTTCATACTTTTCGATTATTGCTAAAAATTATTTGATTGCAGAAAACAACAAAAATTATTATCAATATAAAAAGAGATATTCTATAGAAACTATTGATTCTGAAAGAAATATTGTAAATGAACAATTACGAGAAGAATTTACGGATGAACAAAGAGATTTTATAGATTTATTTGTAGAACTGATGGAAAAATATTTACCATTAGTTTTTCCTAAAAATAGAGATTTACAGGTAGCTGATTCCGTTTTATATTTGTTCAAAACACGAGAAAATATAGAAAACTATAATAAAAAGGCCTTATATATTCTTATTAGAGAAAGAACCGGAGTAAGAACACAATATATTACCAATGTAATAACAGAAATACGTGATATTTACACAAAAGTCTACACAGAATACAATGACGGCACTAATATATCAGAATTAAGTTGGTTTGAATTACAAGAGATTATTAAAGATTAAATAGTTATAGTATATGGGATTTGATACAGAAATATTCGGAAGTAAAAAGTTCTCGGACTTATTAAAAGATATTTACGAGAACCAAAAGAAAAAAGACCGCCAGATTAATCTTCTGATTGCGGACTTAAAACCACTTATTACAAATATAAGTGATGCTGCTCTTCTTGTTCCTGTAATCAAAGACTATATGGAAGTATCTGTTAAGAACGATGAACACCTTGTAAAAATGGCTGCAGTTATTCAACGTATGGTTTCAAAGACGACTGAAGAAGGAAGTTCTTTCTTGACAGATGAAGAAAAGGATGCTCTTCTAAAAGAAATAAAAGAAATCGGCGAATCACACGAGGAAGTTGAAATAAATGGATCCCAAAAAAACAATAATCAACGGACGGGAATATGAATTAATACCAGCTGAAGTTGTAGATGTAAACTTTTCTGGAAAAGATAATGAAAAATTATATTCCGTAAAGTGTAGACTAGTTGGAGCACATGGTTCACAAGCCTCTGTTAGCTTAATTCAAGCAAGAGCTCTAGACGCTAATATAAAAAATATCCCAATCGCGGGAGAAGTTGTTATGTTGGTAAAAGGACCAACAGCATACAATTCATACGTTGGTACGGGTCAAGAATACTATTATACAAATCCAATATCAATACAAAGTTCCATACATCACAATGGTCTTCCTGGATTAACAGAGACTTTAGAAAAAAATAAAGATACAAAAAAAGAAAATTTACAAAACTCCCAAGATGGAATACCAGCAAAAACATCAAGGATAAAAGGTTTAGAAACAACCATAGATCCATATTTTGCGGAGAGATTGGATGTACGACCAATACAACCTTTTTCGGGTGACATAATTTTAGAAGGCAGATGGGGACAATCCATACGATTTGGGTCAACAATTGATGAAAGACGCGAATATCCAGTAAAACCATATTGGAAATCAGGATTGGGTGATATTGGTAATCCGATTTTGATAATTTCAAATGGTACAAATTTAGACGGAGAAAAAAAATACAACGAATTTATAATAGAAAATCCAGATACTGATGATTCATCCATGTGGATGACCTCTGGACAATCTGTACGTTTTACACCCGCTTCTACATATACACCTTCAGTAACTGACAAACAAGTAGATTTATTTAAAAAAAATGATTTCGGAGGTAATCAAGTAATAATTGCTTCAGACCGAATTGTTTTTAATGCTCGTAAACAAGAATTAATAGGATTTTCTAAAGAAGGAATTGGTTTTTCATCTGAAAAGGCAATTTCATTAGATGCCAAACAAGTTGTTGAAATGGAATCTAAACGAATTCATTTGGGTTTAAATGCAAAATCCCCTGTTCTTCTTGGTGACAGAACAATGGATTGGTTAAATGAATTGTGTACTATAATATCAAAATTTTTGATTTCAACAACACAATTAACAGTTCCAACGGGTGTTGGGCCATCTGGAGTTCCAATTAATTTGTCATCATTTGCTGATTTGAATGGTAAAATTAAAGGTCTTCAACAAAAAATAGAAAAGTTACAATCTCAACTTGCTTTTGTTAATGAGTTTAGTAATGGTCCAACAGAAGAAGCAATTGCAGATGAAGAAAAACGAGAACAACGTCAAGAAAAGAGAGACGCCGGAGAAGAACCACCAAGAGAAGCATCTGATATGAACGAAAGTGCATTATCAGAAAGACGCACACAAACCGGAACACAATGGCAAGGTGTTGCACTTTGGGATCCAAATACTGGTGAAGTTTATGGAGCAAAATCAAAAGATGCACTTAGTTGGTTCTATCAGAAGGAGTGGGATAAATTTGCAAATAACTTGGGAGAGTTTGAAGCTGATGATATTGTAAATACAGGAATAAAGGTATTAGGAAAAGATATACAAGCAAATCAACAAGATGGTGGAACTACATTTAATACTCAATTTATGAAAGATTTAACAAGTGGTGATATAACAGAAGATGACTTAGAGAGAATGAGGGATGAATATGATAATCCAAATAGTAGTAACCGAGAAGGTTCGGATGTTATACCAATTGGTGACGATTAATATAATTGGAGAATAATAATGCAACAAAATAATCAACAAGGAGGTGTTGTTGCCGGTTATCCTACTCAAGATGATGTTGTAACTGGTGCCAAAGTTGAATCCGCTAGAGGAAAATCTACATCAAGAACAACAACGTCAAGAGGAGGAAAACGGGTCAGTAAAAATAAATCAAGAAATAAAGGGCAATCATCACAAAAAGGATCTTCTGGAGACGTAGTATCTTCATCAAATGAAAGAATTGGTACGAACTCTACTTCGGAATCACGAAAACAACTTATAGATAAAATAAAAAGTATTCCAGACACAATGTTACCTGCGTTTGTAAAAAAATATGCGGAAACCTTGGTAAATCAATTTAAATTAGACACTCCCGAAAGAGTAGCTAATTTTTTTGGACAAATTGTACATGAAGGCACCCGTGGTACCTCGGAATCTGTATATTACACTTCTGGTAAAAGACTTAAAGAAGTGTTTAAATCACGAGTAACACCCGCTCATCAAAAGAATTTCATTTATTCTGATAAAAATGTTGACCTTTATAAAAATTATGGATTTTTACCTTATGATAAAGGTGGAAGGGCACCATGGCAAATTGGGTCGTGGTTAGATTTATATTATGGTGGAAGATATGGTCTCACACAGGGACAACCATCTGCGGCGGTCAATGATTATAAAAATATAGAAAACTATCAAAAAATTAAAGATCGAACACCAAATTCAAAATTTGATAGTTATCTTAACCCATTTCATTATAAAAATGATAAAGGAAGTCCAGATGGATATGCTTACAGAGGACATGGTATAATACAATTAACTTTTATAGGTAAATACCAAAGAATGAATGAAATGTTTGGCGTCAATGGTAAGTATGAAAAGAATAATATAGATTTTGTAAAAAACCCAGAAAGAGTTGCATATGATTGGGGAAATACAAGTGAACCGTTAAAGTGGGCGGTTTTAGGTTCTTTACTATTTTGGGAAGACAATGAATCTTTATATGCTAATAAAGTAAGTCTTGCAACAACACAAATGATAACTCGTATAGTAAAGGGTTCATCTGAAAATTATCAAAAAAGACACAAAAGTGTGGAAGATTTTTACAGATTTTTGAAATCGGGTATTCCCGTGAAACAAAAATCATCGGTGTTATATAAAAATGAAGTTATTGTAAAATTATCACCAGCACGGGTAAAATTTGTAGGGGGTGATAAGTTAAGAACAGGGATAATAGCAAAAAATGAATTAGGATTAATGAATTTTTCTAATCTTTCATTTTTTGAATCTAATGGTCGTCCAACTCCTCCGTACAAAGGTGATGGTTTTGCTGATCAAACAAATCCAAAATCATGGCGTGTTTTTACTATATCAAAAGATAATATTGCTAAAATATATAGGTCAATAGAAATGACACCTACTGTATGGGCTAACACGAAATATGCCTGTGGTGGTTCTAATAGATTATTAGATGACAAAGGAAATGCAATACCTGAATCAGTATTTGAAGAACCATATCGGGATAAAACAACTGGAAAAATTAATGCCGCTGGAAAAAGCTTCCTTAGACAAACCGGAAGGACTGCTATAGGAATAATGCCGGGTGGTACTGAAATAGTTATAATTGTTCTTAAAAGTTCAAAAATGGGAAATTTGAGTAGTGTAGTTAAGTCGTATGGTTGTGAAAGTGGAATAAATTTTGATGGCGGCGGCTCTACTTTTGTTTGGGAAAATGGTGTTATTTCAATACCGAGTACAGAAGGTACGGATGGCAGGCCGGTATCAACATTTATGAGTTGGATTTAATTTAAATCAAGATAATTATATTAGTATAATAAAATAATTTTTAGGTGAAATCATGAATACAAAATCATTCTTAAAAGAAATACGTTCTATAATAAGAGAAGAAATAGAATATGCTTTAGATAAGAAATTAACAGAACAGAAAAAAGTTAACGTACAAAAAACTGTGAATCATGGTATATCTTTATTTAAAGAATCACAACAAACAATTCAAAAACCAAAACAAAAAATATCACAAAAGGTACCATCAAACAGTATTCAAGCATTACTTGATGAAACAAGACGTTCACTACAAGAAAGTTTTGTATCTGATGATTATGACGAAAGTAGAACTTTGTCATTTGATTCAAATTCTTTGAATGCATTTGCAAATTCAAGAATCCCCCAATCTCATGGAGCAATCCCTCAAGGAGTTGACCCAAATGAATTAACACCCGAAGTATCAAAGGCACTCACTCGCGATTATTCAGCTCTTATGGCAAAAATAAACGAAAAAAAAGGAGTATAGTGATTGGCCAGATTTAGACGAAAAAGTATTATAGTAACAGAACCTAGTTCATCTATAAATTATTATAGTAAACCAATTGGCGTTACTATACCGTTTAACAATCCAAATGGTATATTTTTTCAAAGTTATACTAACAGACAACAGGTATTTTCAAATGTTAAAAATTTACTCTCAACTGCAAAAGGGGAGAGGTATATGCAACCAGATTTCGGCACTGAATTAAAATTCATATTATTTGAAAATATATCAAGCGAAGATGAACTTTCAGAAAATATAAAAAATGAAATTATTTCCGCAATAACAACCTGGCTTCCATATTTAAATATAATTCGTTTAGATGTAAATTTTAATGTTACAAATGATGGTAGAGTTTATGAACCAGACCATACTATTACGATATTTTTAGACCTAAAAATTGTTGGCACAAACATATATTTGCCAATTCAAATATTTATATCTGATACCGGTAATTTAAGTATACAAGAGGCACAGAACTAATGGCAGATTTAGTAAAAAAAGATATAAGGTATCTCTCAAGAGATTTTCCTTCTCTTAAACAGAATCTTATAGATTTTGCTAAGAATTATTTTCCAGATACATACCAAGATTTTAATGAATC